GAAGTTGTTTACTAATGTAAAAGTTAGATCTGCTCCTGAAATTGTAGCCGATAGTGTTGTTGATGCAATTCTTGAAGCTTTGGAGCGCCCTGAAAGTATTTCTAGGGGTGGTAGTGTTGTTCATAATATTTTTATGGATTTTGTTTTTAAAACCTGGATTCAGATTAAGGAGAAGTTTTCAGAAATGTTTGCGAAGCCAACGTTTGTCGTTATAGCTTTGTCAATTTTGTTAGTTTCTATCGTTGGTATCATTGGGTATCAAATTACAAAATGTGCGTCAACATCTATACTGGATTTTTTGTCCTCTATAGTTGGTGAAACACCTGTTAAGGCTGATGTTGTCCATCAGAGTTTTAGCACTCGGGATTTTGCAAAGATTGTGAGTGTGATTCTTGGAGCTCTTGTCGCCCTTTTTACTGGAGGGAGTGCTCTTACTTGTATTAAGACTTTTTTGTCTACTACTAGTAGTGCTACTTCTTTAGCAGAGTTTGCCGTTGAGCAATTTAAGAATATTGTTAATTTCTTTTATCATTTGTATACTGGAGATAATTTGTTTCATTCTTCAGCCATTGCAGAGCGGTTGTCGGCCGCTCTCCATGAAGCTGCAGATCTTTTTAGCGATTTGTCGTCTACTAATGTCTCTATGCGTGATTCTTCTTATCTGTCACGTTTGGTTGTTTTGGAGTCGAGCCTTTCTTCTTTGAAGTATGACATTAGGATTGCCAAACTTCCTCGTGTTGATCTTGAGGCTGTTACAGGAACTTTGCGTGAACTTGAGGAGCGGGTTAAAACCGCAAAGTCAGTTTTGAATTCATCGAGAGCTCGTACTGTTCCGTTCAATGTTATGTTGATAGGAAAGCCTTGTATGGGGAAGAGTCATGTTATGGAACATCTTGCTCGACATGTTTATGCTGGTATTCAGTATAGATATAAGCGGGATGGTGTTCCGCTTGATAAACGTGTTTTTAAAAATCCTATTTGGGATCCGGCAGAGTATATTAAGATAAATATTGTGACTACTGAACGAAATGGTTATCAAGGTTATCACAACCAGTTTTGTATAGATTTTGGGGAGCGGTTTTCCTCGCGTCTTCCTGAGGAAATGACAAAAGAAGCTCAAGATACTTTGAATCACGTCGATCATGGTACCTGTCAGCTTCCTATGATGGAGTTAGCTGGTAAGGGCAATACTGTTATGTCTTCTGATTTGATTTTGAATACAACTAATGCTACTATTGCAAATATTTCATCTGGACTTTTGGTTCCTGATATAAAGGCTATATGGCGCCGCTTTCATGCAGTGCTAGATGTTTCTATTATTAGTGATACTAAGGATTTTACGTCATGGAAGTTTACTCCTGACCCTTTGTGGTTGAATATGATTTCTGAGTATAGTCCTGAAGAAGGTCACATTCGTGATGTTATTGATTATAGGCAATTAGTTGATAAAATTGCTGATGAGATATATTTTCGTAAACATGGTTATAGTATGGCGTCCAAATTGGATGCTGTTTCTTACGAAGATCTCGATGTTGCTTTTAGTGGTTTAAATTTTGAATCAGAACCTAGTTACTTTGAACCGCCGCGTAGAAAGATTGACGAAGAGATTGAAATGTATAAGCGTCGGTGCCCTCACAGTGCCGTTATTTCTATGCCACGTGATGGTTCGTGTTTGATTCATACTTTGGAGGCATTCGATCCCAAGTTTGATCTTCTTGTTTTTGAAAAGATAACTGGTTGGACTGCAGGGTTTGACTGGCCCAATGTTCATCATTTGATGGATTATTGTTGCTATATGGGTCATTCTTTGATTATTCATACGGCAACCTCCGATGTTGTGTCTAACGTTGGTTCTAATGGTACTTTGCATGTAGGTTTGTGGGGTGCCGTGGTTGATCAAAATTTTGGTCATTTTGATTTAGTTGTTGTTCGTGGTTCTCCGCGTGTTGTTGAAAGTCAAGGTTTCATTTCTTTTTATTTGGGACTTGATTCTCCTGCTATGCAGTGGTTGTATAACAATAATCGTCGTGTTTACGACTTGTTTGGGGATAACGATGTTACTGTTGATCAGTTGTTTCTTCTTACTCAAGTTGGAGGGAAGAGTGCTCTTACACCTAATCAGATTAGTCGTTTACAGATTGTTTTGACACAGTTTGATTTTTCTGATGAACAAGAATTGGAGTTTTTTCGAAGTATTTATACTCGCAATTGTTTGGATCCTGTTGTAGATGACGATTTGCCTGTTGCTGAGCGTATTAAGCGTCTTGCGTTGGATTGGTCTGCTTATCTTTCTTTACGCCTTACTCCTCTGTTTGGCGCTATAACTGGTAGTTCCTATTTTTCAGTTACTGTTGGAATTGCTATTAGTGCAAGTTTAATGATTCTTGTATGTACTATTTCTTTGGCTGTTTTTAAAAGTTTGTGGCGGTTTGTTTATCCAAAACCCCTGAAGATGATTAAGAATCAGACAGAAAAGAAGAATGGAAAGCGTACTGGGAAGAGGAATGGCCAATATAATAAAGTGTTTGATTCTAAAATTTTTCGTAATTATGGTCAACCTCAGGATGATTTTGAACATCAAGATCAGCGCGCAGATGTTTGGCGAATTATTGGGTCCCAGGTGTGTGTTATTCACGTTTTTGGCCCTAATGGTTTTGTTGCTCGGAGTCATGCTCTTATTGCTGACACTGGTATTTTGTATGTTAATAAGCATACCGTGCGTTATCCCGGTCTTCATAAGTTGTTGTTAGCTCAAGTTGGTAGTGCCACCACTCGAACTATTACGTGGTCTGATTGTACTATTGTGTTGTTACCTGATGGTGATAAGCGAGATCTTGTTGCAATCTTTTTACCTGAGTATGTTTCAACTCAGGCAAGAAATTTGAGTAGTTATATGATTACGCGGCCCCAGATGAAAGCTTTGGACAACATTTATGTTAGTATGGGGCTTGTTTCTGAAGAAAAAGGTGTGTTGAGTTTTACATTTGGTGCTGGTGGTCCAGCTTGTTTTTACCCACCGCCCTTGAAGAGTGAAGCAGGTGAGTTTTGTGATCATATGGCTGTTGGTAATATGAAGCCTCAATCTGGTGATTGTATGCTTCCTTATGCCTCTGCCAATACTGGTGAGATGCATCTTTTGGGTGGTCATTCTGCATTGGGTCAAGGAAATTGTGCGTTTTTTGTTCCATTTTATCGCGGTGACGTTGAGTATTTTCGTGCTCAAATGAAAGTAAAGTCCTTGGCTATGCAAAATGATAAGCGTTTTATTATTGAATCAGTTGAAGCTGATCTTCCTCCTGTTTTGGATTTAATTCCTCAGGGTACGTTACCTGTTGGCTTAGTTGCCTTTGCAAAAAGTCCTTATAGTGCCACCAAGATAAGGAGGACAGTACTTCATGAGGTTGCTGTTAAAGGCGTTCTTTATGATCCTATTGTTCCTGTTCTTACTCGTCCGGCTCTTTTATACAAAGGAAAGAGGGAAGATGCTCTTGATCCACTCAAGTATGCCTATAGTAAGTTTGCTAAGTCACACACTCCTTATGCGCGTGATTTTATGCATTCTTTTAAGCATGCTCCAGTGGAGTGGTTTTCTCCGTTCTTTTGTGTTGATTGGGGGCCTTATTTTAAAACCCCTGAAATACTTACTTTTGATCAGTCAATTTATGGTGACGAGAAGTATGAACCTATGGACCTTAATACGGCCCGTGGGTATAGATTGCGATCTATGCGTATTACCAAAGCACAGATTCGTGATCGTGATCCTATGATCATGGCTCGTGTCTATGAACAGTTGGAGTATATGGATGATCTTTACCGTAAGGGTAAAGGTACTTTTCCAATTAACGAAGATTGTCTTAAGGATGAGTTAAGGGATCATGAGCGTGTTGATTTGGGTAAAACTAGATTATTTAACGTGACTGATTTCTTTGATCAGGTAATAGCTCGACGTTATACAGGTTGGGTGGTTCATTGTTTAAAATTAATGGGCCCTTTGACAGTTTGTAA